TGGTGGGCGTGCTAGAAGCGCTGCTCACAAAAATACCGTTGAGTTTGCCAGCGTCGCGTTTGATTTGGGCGGTGGCTGTAATGGCGGTGTAGTTAGACATGGTGGCTCCTTATGCCAAGAAACGAAGTTTGTATAAAGTTCGGAGATAAACCTCGATGATATTATCAATCAATTGTTGTAAGGTTGTATCACTTTTATCGCACACTTCATACCGTGCGGCCTCAACTTGGGCAAGTGAATCTTCCAAAAACTCAATGATATTGGTTGTTTTTTTAGGCGAATTCAATGTGATTGGCCCAATAAGTCCATGCCTGCCTTGATAGGTTTCAGCAAAGTCATCAGCCACACCAATAATGCGCTCGTAAAAAATGTTAAGGGCTTGATGCTTAGAGTAGCTTCGGGTGTTCAAGTGAACACTGTGTGCTACGTCCCTTGCCAAAAACAACAAACCTAAAAAATCAGCTGCTTTCATTGTGGCATTCCCATTTGTTGTTCAGGGGGCATCATCTGTTCTTCAGGCATCATTTCTTCAGCTTCACGCACAGATGGCATCATCATAACTTGTGACTCCATGGCCGCAGCAACCACGCCCATGGCAATGTCTTGAATCTGCTCTTCGGTCATTCCAGCCTGAACTGCTGAAATACGTTTAGTTTCTGCGTCGTATGCCTTGATTTGAGCCTCAAACTCTTTGCGCTCCATGTCTTGCATCTCAATAGACTGGCTGACGTTCTGAAGCATGCTGTGCATTTGCTCCATCTCAGCACCCATGGCTTGAATTTGTTGTTGGGCAGCTTGTAAAGCAGGGCTTTCGTCGCCGTCTTCCATCAACTTAGGATCAATGGTCTTGGCAAAGCGCTTGGCCATCTCTTGTGCGCCAGGCCAATCCATGTTCTTCACAAACAAGTCGCCGGCAACAGTCCACAGTTGTGGGTTGCCTTGTAACAACTGAGCCATGGCTTCCAAAGCCTCTTGGCGTTTGGTTGCGTAGCCTGGGCCTGTCGTGGCCACCACGTCGTACTTTCCCACACCTGGGTTGTAAATCTTCTCAATCACAATACCCTGCTCATCAACAATCTTTTTGACGGGTTCAGGTTGTTCAGGATTGATCTTGACCATCTTCGTCTCGCCGTCTTCACCAATGATTCGGGCAATACGTTGTGTGTCGTAAATCTTAGGGATTAAGTCAACTAATTGGCGGGCAACGTGTCTTACAGCACGGGTTAGGTTATCACCGTAGTGATAAGTTCCCACATCACCTTCGCGCTGACGGGCAAGAATCGCTCTACCAGAGCGCTCGTTCGATCCCATGCCAAGAGAAGCGTTATATTGGCCCGTTGTAGACTTAATGTCCTCAGATGCGCCAGCTTTGGCCTGTAATAGCCCGCTGGAGGCCATTGGTGGCTGCGCACGCTGGGGTAGTGGCAAGACCGCGCCTTGGCCGTCTGTAACGTCTGGATTGACCTCAAGGTACGGCCAGTTGTTTGTGTTAGCCGTCTTCCATTTGTCTTCGTAGCCCTCAAATTGGCCACCATAGCCAATAAACGGTGCTTTAGGCGCCAAAGCAAGCATTTCAGCCTCTTGTGACACCCAATAGTTGTACATACGCTGGGCATCTTTGGCGTTTCTGACCAAGCCGCTGACGTATAGCCGGCCATCGACCTCAAACTCATTACCAACCACGCGGATCACGGGAATCCACTTGCCAGCCCAGTCGTTTTGCTCAAGAATTTCATACCCGTTGATCTTGCAATACTTGACCTTGGGGTTGACCGACTCACGGGTGCGCTTGGGCTTGCCGTAGATCAATTTCATCTGCTTATCTTCAGGCGTGCCCTCAAAGGCAGTCTGACCGCCGGGGTACATGTTCAACTTGGCTTTTTCGTAGTCAATGTAGTAGTAACTGGCAATGCGTACAGTGTCCTCATTGAGCCAGTTGCTAATCGACTGATCGCCTACACCAAGCGACTGCAAAGTAGATATAGGCGCAGCGTCTGGGTACTGACGCTCATACTCTGCTTTGGTCAAGTCTTCGGTAATAAAGCAATATTTAGCGTCTGCACCAGTCGGGTCTTGAATCAGGGGATCCATGTACACGCTGAATGAGTTGCGGATGCGGCCAATCTTGATGTCTTGATCAAACGTGTTGGGTTCGCAATACTCGGTCATCAAGGTGATGTAACCTTCGCCGTAGGCGACTTGGTTTTCACATGCTGTGTCGTATGCCACATCCGCATCTGAGATGTATTCGATGTGGCGAATCATGCCATTAAAAATTTCCGCAACTTGCACGTCGGCATCGTCATCCACGGGGATGACTTTAGCGCCTGGGCGGTTCTGGCGCATGTCATTCGTCACTTGACGAACGTGTTGTGGAAGTTTGTTGATCGTCAGTGTTGGGCGGGCGTTGATTGTTTGACCCTGCACCGCACCGCGGGTGGCCAATACGTCAGCAGGCCACTGCCAGTGGTTATCCGGTGATCCAGCGTAGAAACGCAGATCATCGATTTCATCTTCGCGTGACTCAGCAAGGGCAGAAACAGCCATGTCCAGTCGCGCACGGGCGACTGTCAGTATGTCAGAGTCACTTTTAGGTGGTTTGCCGCCCGCAGCTACATTAGCGGCGGCGACCATGCCTGTTGGGTCTGCCATGTTATTTCTTCTTTGCTGGTTTGGCCGCTTCGCGCTTGACCGAATAAGCAATGGCCACCGCCTGTTTGACGGGCTTGCCAGCTTTGACTTCAGCTTTGACGTTCTTGCTAAAGGCTTCGGGGGACTTTGATTTGACAAGTGGCATGATTATTTCTTTTTCGCAGTTTTGGCAGACTCTTTAAATGCTTTGGCAGTAGGGGCGCCCTTGTCGCCAGGGGAGCGCATCTTCTCTTTGGAGCCAGCGGCTATGCGCTCACGTTTTGCTGCGATATTGGCATAAAGTCCGGGCTTTTTCATACTAACACTTCCATCGTTTAAGGGCAGCTTTAGCGCGTTCGCCATCTTTGGCGTTGGCCGCTACTGCGCCCATTCTTGCACAAAATGAATCTTTGCGGCCTTGGTCTGCCTTGGTCTTAGGATTAGGTGCTGGCGCTTTAAGGTTTGAGCCAGTGGCGGCGTTGTATTTAGCGCGGCCCTTCTCGGTCAAGCCCGCACCCTTGGACACTGGCAACTTTTCACCGCGACCGACGCTTAAAGACACACCTTTCTTAGCCATTATGATCCCATCCAAGAAGTAGTAGCCACGCTTCGATCGCTGTACGTGCGGCGCTGCGTGGGTTCACGCGCCTCACGGTGGGCCACAGGGTATGCAAACGTGACGCAGATCGCGTCTGCCGCGTCTGGTGATGCTAAACCCCGTGCCTTCATGTCTTTTTTCGACTCTAAGAAGATTGTACCCTTAGAGTCGGGTTTCATCATAGGCGAAATTAGATCAGTTTTGAGAAATCTGTCAAGCGGAATTGATGCGGTCTTGAGCCAGTCTTTCATCGACCCCCACATCTCAGCCCTTTTGTTGCCGTACATGATGGGATTCTTGGACTTATTGCCAAAGTTGATGCCCTTGACCTTGTAGCGCTGCTCTTTCAAACGGTCGACAATCCCTGCGCCCAAGCCACCTTCGTCAATCACGACCAGCGTCGGCTTGAATTCGTCAATCACCTCAATAATATGCCCGACCACCGTCATGGTGTCGTCGCCTCTGTGCCTGTCAATCCGCACAATGTCGCGCCCTTGCCTGATGGCGATCACCGTCGCATCTGCACCAAACCGCGCTGGGTCTACGCCGATCACTATGGGTGCTGACGCGTCCTGATACTGCGGGCGCTTCATCGCGTCGTCCACAATATTGGCCGGTATAAACTGATCGTCGCCTTCAGACGGAAACTGACCGTACACCTCGACGTGCGCCTGTGAGGAGTCTGGCCCATACTCATCAATAATGCCCTGGTACACCTGTTTGTCTGTACCCTCGACCGTGCGAGCGTCCACCACCTTGGTTGTCCAAAAGCCGCGCTTGCTGTTAAACGTCTCGTAAAAGTATCCCGTGTTGCGCCGTGGGTTGCTAAACGCCATCCAGAACCTGTTGGGCGTGTTTTCAGTAAAGAAACCAGCCGTCACAGCCCAGATCGAGTCATCAATACCCGACGCTTCGTCAAACACTACTAACACACCATCAAAGTTGTGTACGCCAGCGTACGCATCTGGGTTTTCTGCTGACCAAAGCCTGCCTTCTACACCCCAGTAGCGTGTGCCTTTCTTAAGATCACGCTCGACCAGTTCGGTGAGCCACTTGGCCGGCATCAGCCGTGTGGCCGAGACTTCAAACCAGTGGCTGTTGATTGCGGTGGCCAACCATTTGGTTATCTCGGCCCAAGTGACTGAGCGTAGCTGCGACTCACTATTAGCCGAGATGATGGTCGTTGAGCCAATCCGCGTGGACAGCATCCAGATCGTGATCCAACTGACCAAGGCCGACTTACCAATACCACGGCCCGATGACACGGCGTGCCGTAGGGTGTTGAAGTCAATCTTGCCTTGATTTTGTTTGATGTGGTCGGTAATTTGCTGTAAGACTTCACGCTGCCATTTGCGTGGGCCTTTGAAATGCTCCAGTGGCGTGCCAGGCTGACCCCAAGGAAACGCAAACATTACAAACGCCAGTGGGTTGTCCTTGATGGCGGGCGCCCATAAGCGCGCCATCAATTCCTGTTCGTCTTCAGCGCTGTATATGGTCGATTGCATTTTGCTCCTTGGCCTGTACGTCAATCACATCTAGTGTCCGCTTGGCCGCCTCAGCCAGCGCGCCTGTGATGGATATGCGCTGATCCACCTCGACAGATATGGCCTGCTTGGCCACCCAGCCGTGCTGATGCTTCAAGACTTCTAGCGCCATCTTAGCGTCGCCATCTAGCGCGGCGTTGCGGATGATGTTGGCCATTTCTATCTCGCCGTCGGCTTTGCCTTTTTGCGCAGCCATCTCCACAACCGGATCAAGTTGCGTGAGTTGTCGGTATTCAGTGGGGAGCATGCCGGCGGCCAAAGCCAGCGTGTCGCCTTTGAGGCCAAGTTTGGCGGCGTCGTACACCGCTTTTAAGCGCGACTCTGTTGCCTGCACATTGCGCGGTGTGAATGGTATTGAATGGAACATGTGTTCTCCATGCTGGTTGCACGTGGCTGAATTCTACAAGAAAAAAAATTGTTCGCGAACGGTACGTTTTTGTTGGCCCTATGCCGCCGGCCCTGCCCTACCCCTATTGGCATTGTGGGTATTTGCCAGCGGGCCGGCGGCGGCGGCCGCGCAGCCACTGTGCCGCATGTTGCATGCTGCAAGCTGGCGCCAGCCGGCGGCGGCGGCCATTGGGTCATTTGGGTCATTTGGGTCACGGTTTTAAATTGCAAGCTGGCGCCGGTGGCCATTGTCATTGGGTCATTTGGGTCATTTGTTTTTTGTTGACCCAAATGACCCAAA